TCCACTAGGTTGACCCATTCCTTGCTGTTGATTAGTGGCGACAGCATCCTCGCCTGCTCCTTGTTGTACATTAGCCATCATTCCTTTTAACATTTCAGCGTATAGTTGTGCTTCGTTGGCATCGTTGACTAACGTATCAGGATCAATATCCTGTGCTATTGCAAGCTCTCTTATCAAGTTAGGTATCTTGATAAAAGGTGCAAGCATTGGGTTAGATACGGTTTGAAGCAAAGCAGTTAATCTTTGTGTACGTACTTCTTTTTGCATAACTGCTGCAACCCCACGAGGTTTTATTTCTAGATCCCCTTTTATCTCCCCTAAATCATCATTAAACTGCATGTTCCATTGAAACAAAGATTCACCCAGTGGCTTCAGTAAATGATCATCTATATTCTTTATGACTGTTTTCATTGCTAGTCCTGCTGAACCCATCAACATAGATAGTCCTGCAGCGGTTCTACCAGTTCCTGTTACACCTGTTTGTCCGTGTAGTATGGATGGTATACCTGTATCTTCATCAGCGAGTTGTCGTGATATCTGATACATCTGTATGTTCTCTGGTGCAGTGTTTGGAAACTTTAGTCCGTTAATTGCTGTGCCTGTTACACCTGACTGTCGTCTAAATATCTTACCGGGGAATATATCCATGTTTTGACCGGGGACTAAGCTTGCTTCGTCTACATCAAATACAAGATTACCTGCAAGTGCTAAGTTATCAATAGCCATACGGTAATGACCATTCATTAATTTTTGTGAGTATTCCATATTCTCTGCAACACCAACACCCCATATCTGGTAAGGATCTATTTCAAATGGAAAAGCTTGGAAAGGTAATCGTGCAGGTGTAAATGGATTTGCGACACATCGAATGACCATACCACCACATACCCATACATTGACTTGCAACTGATCAAACTCTGACATATCATTGGCATTTTCCATACCAACTTCATCTGCAAGTTTTTTATCTATGACACCCCAGTACTCAAGAACTTCGTATCTGTTTTCTTGATAGTAAGGTTCAGTATCATCTTCACGTATGGTATCTTCGTAGTATTTATCTTCGTAGTTAGGACCTTTAGCAAGACACTCTTCAATAGCTGACGCATCAAAGTATGGTCGTTTGATTAGACCACGAAGTTGTTGACGGTTCATACGATGTCTTTGTATTACGTACTCACAATCTTCAATACTTGTTGCAGACGGATCAGGATGAAAATCCCACAGAGATACATATTCAATGCGTGGCATTACCTTTTCATATGGACTATATTCTTTTTGTCCAGTATCAGGATTCATCTGCCAGTTGTGAACACGTTTGTAAAAGTTTAATGGACCTTTGACTATACCTGTTCCAAGCAGTGCTGATTCAAATATAGCTTTACGAAATACGTTAACTGCGTTACTGTCCATAAGTTGATCATGAATACATTTCTCCATATTCATAGCCATCTTCTGTGCAGGCTTAACTTGTGGCTCACCCATCTTTGCAGGTCCTGATGCCAACATGTCAGGAAAATCGTTACCGTATGTTCCTAGCTTGTGTGGCTCACGAGCCGACATAGCTCCGGGGGGTACCTCTCTGCCATCTCCCTCAAAACCAAATGGATCAACTGGCTGTTCAGCTTCATCAACTGGAGTTTTCATGTGAGCAAACTCCTCGATGCCTTCAGGCATAGGAGTAGGTTCTACAACAAGTGGAAACTTTTTATTGCTAAATAGTATATCCACTATCTGTCCATACGCAGCAAGAACTTTAGTTTTGGTTATCTTAATAAATACTTTTGATCTTTCGGAGTCACGATATTGAGTTGTAGAATCGTAGATACCTTTGAAGTTTTTATAAGACTGTAACCATTTTAGTTCGTGAGAACGTCTACCATTCTCTGCATCTTCAAACTTAGATTTAACGTACCCTGCCAATCCGGGCATCTGCTCTTGTGGATTTTCGATAGATACAGGAGTGTCGTCATCAGGTTGAAGAAAACTTTCATCAGCCATAATTTATCCTTGATTAAAAGTAGTTTTTGTCGTCAGCCATAGCAAATAAAGAAGCTTCAACAGTAGGTTTTGTTTGCTTCTTTGGCATGTCAACTTGCAACGCATCTTGATTTACTTCCATAGTAAACTCAAGACCTTCTCTATGTAAGCTATTAGATCCTTGAGCATCATTAACTGATACTTTGTCTGATCCCATTATATAGGCTGCACCTTGATTAAGATTGTCTGCCATTTTTTTCTCCTTTTAGCGAGGTTGTGCAAACCCACTTAATTGTGAACTTGCTTTTGTTCTAGATTGTTCTAGAAATCTTTTTCTGTACGCTTCATCACTCAGTGGATCTTCAGCGTCTCGTCTTGGTAATTCTGATGGATCGTACATAGCTGTTGTTCCTTGCAGTCTAGGATCATCTTGAAATATTTGTTTTTCTTGGGATGTATCCATCTGATCTATACCTGCAAAGCGTCTGTCAATATCTTTTCTTGCAAACCCTTCTACTTCATCTACGTTTGTAGGAGATGACGGAAAGACCAATCCTGCACCTGCCACTGGTAAAGCTTTTCCAAGTGTAGTCTGTGCTAACTTCGGTGCAGTCTTTGCGAGTGTTTGAGCTATAGTTGACTGCGTAACTTCTTCACCAACTAACTCACCAGTATCACTAAGGATTTCTGATCCTGCTGCACCACCTAAAATTATTGCAGATGGATCTATAGATTTTAAACCTTTTGCTTTTTGTATTCTTGTGGGTTCATTTGATCCAACATCTTTATCGTAAATGCCTAATTTTCGCATCTCGTTTTTTTCATCATCATCAAAGTCATCAAAGTCTAAAACTTTTTTATTTTCTTCTTTTGCAACAAAAGTTTTTTCAGTAGTAGTACTTTCTTCAGGTGGAGCAAAACCTGTTGTTTGTATTGGTATGGGTTTTGCTTTTACGGTATCAAAGTTTTCATACGTTACTTCATCAGGTATTAATTTTCCATCTGTGCTTAACTCATTTTTACCAAAAATAAACTCATTTATATTACGAAATTTACCTTGTTCTTTATATATTTTTTGTGCTTCAGGATTTCTTAAACTAAATAATCCCCAAGTTCGTAAACTTATTTTATCTAAATCATCAATGGCAGTTTGATTATACTGACCGGGTTTACCCATGTATATTTCTTGAGATCCAGTATTTTCTGCCATATCTCTGTTTGTTAACATGGCTAAATTTGTTTTGTTAGTGATACTTAAACCCCCAATATTTATAAACAAGTTTCTTAAATTTTTGGATGTAATAGGTTCACTAAGTTCCTTAGATCCTTTAGTGGTGTACTCTATGAGTAAGCCTTTTGGTGTTGTTGTTTTTAAAACTCTGTTTATATCTTCTAAAGATATGGGTCGCATCTCTCCCTTTTTGTAAAACTTAGTCCCTTTTAATTCTTCAACTTGAAAATAAAAATCTAATTTTCTATTATCGCCTACTATATTTTTATTATACTCACTTTGATCCTGTAAAATAGCAACGGCTCTTTTTGATAACGGTGCGTTATAAGGTTGTATATTTGGAGCTTGACCTTTAGCTTGTCTTTTTACACCTGTAGTTCCTGCAGGTATAAGTAAACCATCTCTACCAGTTAAACCCATAGTTTGTGCAGCTTCACCAAACTTGTTTTTTTCATACATGAAAGTTCGTAATTCAGTTGTTAAACTGGGTCTACTACCATTTTCTAAATTAAATAAAATGGCGTTAGCTATTGGTTTATCTTTAGAATTATTTTTAACATGTTCAATTAAATTTTCTATTAAGTCTCCAACCTTAGTTACATCAAATCCTTTTTTAGCTGTAAACTTTCCACCTCTAGTTTGAAGTTTTTTTACTTCCTCTGATATCTTTGAATATCCAGATAATAAATCTACTCCTTCTTTTTTACCAAGAATAGCTAACTTAGGAAATAGGTTTGCTTCTATAACTCTAAATTTTGATTGGATTGTACTAGCTTGACCTTTTGCAGCATTTTGAATATCAGCCATTATACTATCAGAATCTGAAGGAACTGCACCAAATAACATTATAGCAGGCTGATCTAAATATTTTTTTGTTACTGGGTTATTTCTTATCAGGTTACCCCACGTTTGATTTTTTCTACCACCCTGCTCGGTGCTTTCTTTTTCAAACATAGAAATAAAATCTTCTAGAGTTATTTTTCTAGGATCGTATTCTTGTCCTACAATGTAAGCTTGTGTTCCTGCTGCCATTTATTTAATACCCAAATGTTTGGTCTTGCATTTGATAGACCTGATTCTTAATACCACCAAGCGTTTTATGAATCGACACATATCCTGTCATCCTTGTCATTAACATATATCGTAGTGCATCGTATGCGTGATCTTCTGCCTTTGTGTCCACATC